TAGAACAATTGTCTATATCAGTATAATGTTTTTTGCACTGTTCTAGAACTGATTTGTAACTAACAATTACTTTATCATTTACTTTTGGAATAGTCGCATAAACTCTATCTTTTGCATCTTTATCCATTGCATCATCAAGTGACTTATCAAATGACAAATCAGTAGTAGCTCTGTGTTTGTACTCAGACCCACCTTGAATATCGCCGTTTACTTCAACTTCTTTTTCTTCTGCATTCTTATCATCATCAGACTCTTGAGAACTAGAACTTTGAGTATCCTCTTGACTCTCATCAGACTTATCATCAGAACTTTGAGTTTCAGTATCATCAGAATTGTCATCTGAATTATCATCAGAACTATCGGAGCTTTGACTTTGTTGTTCTTGTTCTTGATTTTGAGACTCTTCGTTCTTATCAGTAAAATCCATAAGACCTTGAGCGATATCTAATACTTCGTCCTCAGTCTTTACATTTGCAACTTTGTCTACCCATGTTTGCTCGACAGAAGAGAATGGAACATTATCCATTCCCTTGAAATGAAGATTGATTCTGTCGGCAAGGTTGAGTTCATTTAAATCTTTGTTATTTACTCCAAAGAAATCTTTGGAAATTAATTCTTTGTAACCTTTAGTAAAACAAGACCTAGTACCTAGATACTTGTCTTGAACCATTTTTTCTATTCTTGCATCTTCGATAATATTAACATAAGACTTGTCAATTTTTCTTTCAATCATCTTTGTTAATAAATCTTTTGAGGTATATAATGCGTGACCAATCTCGTGGCATATGAATAAATCAGAGATATCTTTTGACATCTCTTCCTTCCAAAGTGGAAGTATCAATTCTCTAGTTTCAACATTAAAGGCTGCAGTCTTAGTCTTTTTATGGACTACTGAGATATCCTCTTCTGAAAGTAACTTTGCGATAATTGATTTTTTTGACATATTTTGTAACCTCATTTGTTATACCCCTAGTATACACCTTTGAACAGCAATGTCAACCCCACCTAAAAAACGTAATAAAAACAATGACTTACGTACTATCACGTTTTGACGTAGATAGTTTTTATTGCGAATCACTTCGTGGGAATAATTTTGAAATCACCTCTGCACAGGCCTTCGCAATTTCCATGTGTTCTTTTTGCGTACCGTTTGCAGACCTCAAGTCTATATAGTGAACCCATGAACGAAGTGTACCATTCATATATAACCTAGTCTTAGTCAATCCCTCTGGTAGTATCTTTCGTGCAACCTCTTTTGCAATACCCATTTTGATTGCTTTATGGTATTCTTTATTTGCAAGTTCAATCACTTGTCTTTGTGATTCTTCCCAGAGTATTTGAACCTCTTTACTTTCAGTTTCTATAGAGTTTTGTCTATTCTTTGTATCTTGCATTCTAGCTTCTGAATATTCGAACATATCTCCCATTTCTGATACATTTGCATATCTTTGACTAAACTCTTGAAAACTAAACGACCTGTGACGCACTATCTGGTGTGCTATATCTCTGGTGGTGTTAATCTCTAAACACGCATTAACCATCTCTAAAGGTGACCAGTGTTGGTGTTTAATTAAGTATTTCACCAGTTTTTCGTTGGTTTCACTGTTTAGTTGATTAGAAGGGTTACTTACCCTTGCACAGTATGCTACAAGTCCCAGAGCGTCCTCTATACCGTCTTTAGATAGGTATTCTGTAGGTTGTTGGAAGGATATCAATTTTACAGTGGTCATACAATTAAACTCTGTCCAAACTTCATTTGTTTCTCTCGTTCTTCTTCTTGTTCTTTGTATATAGCTGCTTTGATAAGTGCTTTCTTTTGTTTCTTCTTTGCCATATCTAACTTTACTTTAGATACACCATCTGTAAAGTTCTTACCTTCCATGTGGTCATATTCGTGTAGGAATACTCTTGCTTCTAAACCATGCATAACTGCTTCAGTTTTCTCTCCATGTACATCTTCGTATTCTACCTTAATAGATTCTGGTCTACTTACCTTTAACCATAGGCCAGGAAATGTAAGACACCCTTCGTCCATTAGAGTTTTCTTAGGTGATACTGAAATTATGTTAGGATTAAAACATACAATAACTTCTTTNTTCTTTACATCAGAATACATTACNAATACTCTTTCCATAATACCTATTTGATTTGCAGACAATCCAATACCTTGATAATATCTCATATGTTCTACAAGTTTCATTTTTAGTTCCATACGATTTAAATCCTTACTACAAGGACTTAACTTTAATTTTAATGATGGACTATCTGATTCTATTAGTTTTATCATTTCAGCCATTTAACACTCCTAGTAATGCAATTATTGTAAATATTATTATAAACAGTGCAACTGCTTGGTCATCTTTTCTTTTGTTCATATCATGTGTTCCTCTAATGTTGAGTGTTTTATTTCATTACCAAAGTAATCCCACCCTTTTGTTTNTTGTCTTGCGAATAGTTCTATTCTTGGTACATCACCACATAAATCAACTATTCTATTTCTTATGCAGTCTGGTTTTCTAGAATGTTCTCTNATAGGGTCATCTACTATTTGATGTATACTCTTTGACAATCTTTTTGGGCTACCCTTTGTTGCAAGTAAACATAACTCACTATTACTTCGTGTCCAATATCCCATACCCCAGAACCAACTAGGTGCTTTCTTATTTCTCTTTACCCAATTGAATGCACAAGTCTTATATGTAAATCCCCAAGATTTTATTGTATCTATACCTTCTATCAGATTGGGAAATGTCACCCATATAAACAGTATGCAGTTTTCATCTGCAATGTCTTGAACAGGCATATCTTTTATATCTTGTATAGACATTACATCATAATGATTTGTTGCAGACCTTTTATTACCCTTTTCACTTCTAACCCTAAACAGCCAAGGTGGGTCTGCATATATTATCTGATATTTCTTTTTAGGAAACATGACTAAAGTTTTTTACCTTTTCAAATTTAATGACACTTCTAAACTTATCAAACAATGTATCACCTTTATGACTTATAACAAATACATTCTCTTTTGATAATGTGTTGAGTATCTTGAGAAACTCATCTGTTCCTGTTCCGTCTAAACTACTATCGAATATCTCATCAAGTATTAAGAGATTAGTATTTGTAGAGTTCTTCATCTTTGCAATGGCTCTCCAAGTAAATAAGAGTGCAAGGTCTATTCTCATCTTTTCACCCTCACTAAATGATGCATAGGTAAACTCATCTCTNTACCTTGACTTGATGGTTTCTTCAAAGTTTTCATTTAACGTAAAGTTAACATAAAACTCCATAGATGTCAAATAGGTGTTTATAAGTTTATTCATAATCGGTAGATACTGTTTGATTATCTTTGTCTTAATACCACTATCTTGTAACATAGCCTTAGATGCTTCTAGATATAATTTATCTTCACGCAGTTTGTGTCTTTGTTCAGATATCTTTTCTAAGTTCTCTTTTAGTTCTTTGAGTTTATCCTCATCAGATTGTCCTACACCACCCTCTTGAAATGATTTCATCTCTGTTTCTAATTGTGTGTTGAACTTTTCTAACTCTGTTATAGAGCTGTGCAGTCTTGCAACCTTTACATCATTTTCTCTTATCTTAGTTGTGACACCTTTGATTGTCTTTGACCTTTTTGTTTTTTCGTCTAGTTCAATCTTAAGTTGTTTTATACCTTTGACAATCGTATCAACATCTTTATTTTTTTCTGTTATCATATTCTCTTTGAAATCTTTATCAATATTCTGTTTACACTCTGGACACTCATCATTGTTTTTGTAAAAGTCTATCTTCTTAGAATGTTGTTTGTGTTTCTCGACAAGTGTTGATTTGATATCATTTAACTTTACAAGTTTATCTTCTACTTCTATTCTATCAGCTATGTCTTGTAATAACATTTCATTTTCTGTCTTAAGAGTTTCTCTATCTTTTACTTTGACATCTATAATATCTTGATTGTCATCTATCTTTGATAACTTGTCACGAATAATCTTATCTTTGTTTTTCTTAAGGTCTTCGATATACTTACCTTGTAAGCCTATCTTTTCTTCTGTAAGTTCTTTGTTGTAATCTATATCTCTTAGTTCATCTGTTACATCTTTGATTTGATTTTTGACTAACATATTCATCAATGAGAATATCTTTATATCTAATATCTCCTCAACCACTTCTCTTCTGTGTACAGACTTCAATTGCATAAATGGAATGAATGATGCGTTACCAAGTATTACTACTTGTGTAAAACTTCGATAGTTTAGTTTAAGGATATTTTGTTCTAGGTACTTCTGATAATCTCTGGAGCTTGCATCTTGGTTTACCATCTTATCATTACAATAGATTTCAAACTTGTTAGGTTTGATACCACGCATCACACGATACTTTCTTGTACCAATCTCAAAGTTTACTTCTACGACTGTTTCTGAATTGTTTACAGAGTTTACGAGTTGTGCTTTCTTAACAATACGAAATGGTTTATTGAATAACACAAAGGTCAATGCATCTAGTATGGTAGATTTACCAGAACCATTATCACCCACAATCAGAGTTGTAGGTTGTTTATCTAAAAAAATTGTAGTAAAAGAATTACCTGTCGAAAGCAAGTTCTTCCACTTCACCGATTTGAATATTATCATATATCTAAGTCTTGAGCTTCCGTATATAAAGTTCTTACTTCGTTCTTCAATCTATTTTTATTTAAGTCAACTGGTAACTCGTCCACATACTTATTTAATAATGTAATAGTATCTTCTGAATTTTCTACAATATCATCAGAAACACTATTCGCATCTAAATCGGTAAAGTCTTCTATAATCTTCACTTCATGTGTATCAACTTTTAATAACTTATCAATAAATCTATCAAACTGATATAAGTCTTTTTTGTTTACAACCACAACTTTAATGAATTTGTTTTTGTATTGTTCAACATTTACATTTTCATAATTTGTTGTAGTATCATCATAGTATATTTTATCAAAGATTGTCAAGGGATTTATTACCCTCTCAAGCTGTCTTGTTTCAGTATCAAATATATGAAAACCTTTTGGGTCATCATAATCATTCCAATATATTTCGTAAGGTGTTCCCAGATAAAATATCTGTCCATCATCTGACTTGTGATGAAAGTGACCACTCATTACTGTATCAAACTTTCTAAATGTAGTTTTATCATATCCATGTTCAGATACAATTGCAGTTTTGTTCATCTTGAAACCATTAATATCTAAATGACCCATACATATCTGAGCCTTAGTTTCATCTATCATACCCATTGAATAGATATAGTTCTGACTATTAATCCAAGGCATAAACAGTATAGGTAATCCATCAAAGGTTACTTCTTGTGCTTCTGGATATAAGTGTATCTTTTTATATCTATCGTTAATCAGTTCTTGTAATGAATTTACATCATTTGTATTCTTGTAAAAGATATCGTGATTACCAACCAATGCGTGTAGTTCTATATCTAAAGCTTGAAATGGTAATATAAATCTTTCTCTGAAGTTCTTTGCAATACGATAGGACACAAACTTACGTCTGTCTAATACATCTCCCAGATGTATAACAGTTTTAATGTTATGTTTCTGTAGATAAGGAAAAAACAATCCCTCATAAAACTGGTAGAAATATTCATCATACTGTATACTATCGTTTCTTGCACCGAAGTGTGTATCAGTTATTATCGCTATCTTCACTCTTTTCTTCCATAAAATTTTCTAGTCCAGAAGGTTTGTCTACTTTGACTTTCTTCTTCGGTTTATATACTGCTTCATCTGGTAACATAATCGTTGGGTCAAAACCACTAACACTATAAGAATTTTCATCTCCTTCCATAGTTACAAAGGCTCTGTAATCTACTTTCTCAATCAATCTATGTTTCACATGAGTTTGTTTCTTTTCTCTTTGTATTCTTCGTATAAACGCATAGTATATTATCTGTGTAAAATATGCAAATGGGTTCTTTGATTTCTCTGGATTAAAATTGTGTATATATTGTAGACAATTCTCTATACCATCAGAAACCATATCATCTTTAAATGTATAGTTCATAAAGTTAGGTTTATGAGAAAGACCATTTGCAATCTTTAAAAAACATTCACCTATGTAATTTGATACTCTTGGTTTTTCTTCACCTGTCTGTTCTGCCTCTTCACACTTATCTTTCCATTCCTTCATAGCCTGTAGAAATACTTTGTTATCTACATAGTGTGCAGCTGTACTTTTTCTTTTTGCCATTTATTTACCTTTCGCAATTAATACTATAATACTAGAAAACTGCATACTTGTCAAATATTATTTTATTATTTTTTTTACTTGACAGATTAACAAAACATGGTTAAACTAAGCATTGAGGTAGGGTGGAATATATACTAATGGATTGTCTTCTTATCAGTGTAAAGATATTCATTTAGTTCTGATTCTGGTATATCGTCATCTACTTCTAACTTACTACTTTTTTGTTTCTCACTTCTTATTTTCTCTATGGTTTCTTCTTTAGCACTTTTCAATACCAATCCATCATAACTCTTTAATACATATTGATAATATCGTGTCATACCAACTGATGCTGGTGTCATTATAATTATTGAGTTAGATTCTATAAAGTAATGTTCTTCATCAGAATACGGTTGTATCCATCTTGTTAGAGCCAAAGACTCAGTTAATCCTTTTTTAGATAAACGATTGACAGTTTCCATCTTTAATGGTGATGAAACTTTTAGTCTACCATTTTCATTATCTAAAACATTACAAATTAAGTCTTCTCCATTCTTCAATTTGATTATTTGATAACTACTCATAGCTTAATCCTATCAATTTTATAGTTGAATTGTTCTTCATTATAGATATTTAGTCTTTCGTTAAAGTGGTTTAAAGTAAAGTTCATCTTACTTTTATACGATAAGTCGTCTGACAAGTCAAACAACCTAATGGAATCTTTAGTTGCACTTGTACGGAGTCCCCTACCGATTGATTGGAGAACTCTAATTCTACTCTTTGAAGGTGAACTGAACACGACATTGTTAATGTTCCTAATATTAATACCAGTACTAAACGTACCATAACTTGCGATAATGATTGCATTATTTTCTTTTTCTACTATTCCTCTTATATCGTTTCTAGTTTTAGCATCTGTACCACCATGTATAAAGAATACTTTTCTATCAAAGTCTTTCATTAATTCAAAAAGTTTATTACCATGTTTCTCTACTAGTTGGTATAGACAAAGTGTATTACCATTTAATGAATTGCAAAGACGGCTAATAAAATTATTCCGAGTAGGCTGTAATACCAAATGATTGATTTCTTCTGCATATGTATAATCCTTTACTAGTTTGCAATCTTCTTCTTTGTGTTTTAATACAATACATTCTATGTTTAGATTTGCAAGTGTTTTGTTATCTATAAGTTCTTTTGTTGTAACAACCTTTTCTACTTCACCAAACAAACCTTCTAGAACTAATCTATGTGTTTGTGTTCCATCTAATGTTCCTGTCAATCCAAATCTGTATTTACATAAATGTAATTTCGTCATTATGTTTGTTAATGATTTAGA